AAATGTCATACCGTCCATACCGTACCTATTCTTCATAACATGCAATCTACCTGTTCCGTTTAATTTATCCTCCTTCTTCCTTGAGAGAGACATACAGAAGTCAGATACCATTATCTTATCGTAAGATCCTGCAGCTTTATCACCTTCGATTACATCATCCTTGGCTCCCATTCTATTGACTTGCGATGGCGAGATGATAGGGATCTTTAATTCTTTTGCTAATCCTTTACATGCTACATACACATCATCTATCTCATCTTTCCTTTCTGCAAACTTCTTAGACATTGATCTTAGGTAATCGATATAGTCGATTATTACTAAGTCTGGTTTCATCTCTGAGTCATTACATTTTTGCAGGTGTGCTCTTATTGTAGATACTGATGCCATCTTAGGCGGGTACTCTTTTATGATCAGGTTACCGGGTAGTTCTCCTACCATCTTATCCACCTTATCTCTATGCTGTCCAATATTCTCTATATTTATGCCTGTTAGGTAGCAATCAAATCTCTTACCTACATAATCTTCTCCTAGTTCTAATGTATAGAAGACTACGTTGTAACCCATCCGTACAGCATGTGCTGCCATAGCTACCATTAACCATGACTTCCCTCCGCCGGGATTACCGAATACAATACCTAAGTCTCCAGGTCCGAAACCTCCTTGAAGCAGCGTATTGATTTCCGGCCAAGGTGTTGGTATAGTCGGTCTGTAATCTTCTCTATATCGAGTTTCTATATCTTTATTATACTCGTGTCCTATGTTTCTATCTGCTCCTGCTTTTAATGCATTATCTATTAACTGTCTAATTGAATCATACTCTCCAGAGTTTAACATATCAACAGAACTTAAGAGGGCAGTTTTTAGTTGTTGGTTTTTACAGAAGGCAGTGAATTCATGCTCTACATATTGTAGTTCATCGTCGGAGTGTTTATAGGCTTCTTTTAGTTGCTCTCTTATTGAAGTCTTTAGTATCTCGTTATCTAACCTCTTTACTTCTATAGTTAATGTCTCCATAGAAATCACTGTATGATACTTACCCCAGTACTTAAGTATTTCATTTATAACCCATTTATGTGCAGGGTTAGGGAAATGCTCGTCCGTTAATACATCGTATATGTTCTGCAAGAATTCTTTTCTTGTTAGTAAAGCTCCTAAGGTCTTTACTTGAAAAGCAGGTCCGTAATCGTGAAGTGATTTTAATGTCATGTTGTTTCTATAACTATTTATTTAATATAACTTATTTTTATTGTACTGTAATATACGATCTTATTTTAGGTTTCCCAACTTAAAAAAAGTATCAGTAACCCATCCTTCTATATCTTTAATGAAGTGGTCGATTCCATCTGCCTTATAGAGTTGAAGGAATTCTTTCTTGTGGAAGGGGTTGTTATCTTCTGCAAGCAATGTCTCTATATACTCTTTCTGTCTTTCATCCAGTATTGGATTTTTTAGGTCCATTAGCTTATATGAATTTCTTAGAGAGGTTTCTGCATGAAGTATCTGAGCATATGTTTTATGTTGGGTTAGTTTAGCTTCAGATATTTCTAAGATGTCTTCTAAGGTCAGGGAATGCTTTACTAGTTCTGGGAATCGCTTTAATAATGTCTTCGGTCCTAATCCTTTGATTCCGTTTATAGCATCTGACTTATCTCCTAATAGTGTTTTGTATATTATAAAGTTATCAGAATGTATTCCGAATTCGTCAGATACTTCTTTCTGCTTATAGAACTTCTTACTTATTGGTCTATATACTGTTACTTTATCGTTTACTAATTGAAGGTAGTCTTTATCTGAGGATACTATTACTACGTCGGAGTCTTCTCTTTTCGGTAACTCCATAGCCATATATGCAATCATATCGTCTGCTTCTGCTTTATCGATCATGCCGGTCTTTACCGGTAAGCATTGTAGGTAATGTATAAGACGGGTTATTTGGTCTACTTTCGATTCTCCTTCTTCTTCTATGTTATCGTAAGTATCCCAGTTAGTTATTCGAGTTATACCTCTGTTTGATTTATATTCCGGTAGAAGGTTCTTTCTATTAGTTGAGGAACCTACGCCGTCAAAAACTACATAGACTCCTGTTGGTTGTACTAATTGTATTAAAGATCCTAAAGATCTTATAAAGCCTGCCATTCCTCCGATAGGAACTCCTTCTTTATTGAGAAAGTTTATTGTTGCAAAGTTTCTAAAGAAAAGGTTTAATGCATCTATCATTAGTACCCTTGAATGGAATTTTTTCTCTACTACAGGGGTGCTTTCTTGTTCTGTTATATTTGCGAGCATTGCTCGTAGGTTGGTTGACATACTTAAAGATAATAAAAAACCCCTGCATAAGCAAGGGCTAATCAAAATTTAGTTATATACTATTATACTACTCAGGGTCGTTTTGAGTTTGTACCGGAGTATTATCTCCTTCTGCTAACTCTACTACTATTTCAAAGTCTCCACCTCCTAGAATAGCTGCCCATTCGTCTGTATGGTCTGATTTGTACTTCTTCAGGTCCTTGTCTTCATCTAAAAGAAAGCCGTGGGGTGTCATAATAATCTTACCTCTGGTTGTTATTCCATTAATATGATTCTTATCTACCTGAATGTTGGTACGTTTAGCGAACTCTATCTGCTTACCGTTCTTTATTGCTTTAAGCTTAGAGGTACCAGCGTTCATAATATTCCCAAATGTTACAACAAGTGTTGCATCATACCACATTGCAAAGCCTCCTTTATTCATAAGCTTTGGTTGGCCCATTGGAGATTCTGGTTTCTGTGTCCATACTTTATTTACAACTACTAATGAGTTTGTATAAGGTGAGGATTCTTTCCTAGACATTACGATTCGTTGATTTACTCCGTTTCCGAATTGTGTAGACATTGCTCCTGCATTCCACTCGTTATTGTTCTTATTTGAACGTACTGAGAGTTCACAAGGTACAGATCCGATTGAATCCCATAGGAATAGTAAATCGTAAGGTAAAGAACCTTTCTTCTGTTCGTCTATTAGGTCTAGTATAAAGGAAGAGACATCTTCGATAGTATGAATTGTTTCTCTATCTACATACAGGAAGAATCCTCCATAGTCTAGAACTTCTCCAGTATCTTCATCTACTGACTGTTCTACCTCTAGTCCCATCTGGATAGCATGCTCCCAGTTCCACTTCATCTCTGTAGTTATGAATACTGGGAGTATACCTGCTTTTTGAGCTGATACTGCTGCTTCAAGTAGTGCTGTAGATTTTCCCGTATCGGAATGTCCTCTCAGCATACTTATATGACCCATTGGAATCCCCGGAATGGATGTCATTTCCTGGAATGCCGGGGAGAGTGGTATCCATTTTTGATCTTTAAAACGGACGTTCTTACTTATAAGTTTCTGCTCTTTAAACTTATTAAGGTCGAAACCTTTTTTCAGTTCTTTAGATACAGCTTCTGATAATGATTTACTTTTTGTTTTTGCCATGTTTTACTTAAAATGGCATTTTTTCGTCTGTTGCGTTATCAAATAAACTAGTAAACTTATCTGCTTTTGACTCTTTAGTCTTTCCTTGATTCTCTAGAGAGAATTTATTTGAAGGAGAGGACGGAGTATCAAATGCTACTGCTGGTTTCGGTACGTCTGCTTCTTCTTCGCCTGGTGCTAGGTACTCATGGAGGATTTCTTTCATTCTATCGAACTCCATCTTAGAGAAAGATTCCATTGGATCAGGTTGAGTTTCTAAAACACTTTTAACTACATTGTTGTCTTCTGCTAAAGGTGTTTGAGCTGTTCTTGCTCTTATGGTTGTCTTATTATATCCGGTACCTGTCTGTGTTGCATCTAAGGTAGTTAGCGTCAAATCTCTTCCGGTAATAATGTCAGTATAGTCTCCTATATCTTCATCCTCTACCATAGAAAGTAACTCCATATAAATCTCTTTTCCGAATCCCCAAAGCTTAACTCCTTCATCTTCTTTACCTCTTACGATGACTGGAACGAATACTCTCATTTTAGGTTCTAATTTTCTTGCTAGTCTCCAATTCTCCTTGTCGTTAGTTTCTCTTAACTGTTTAACAAATTCAACTATTGGATCTTTATCTCCTGTGTTGATTGGTGAGAACATCGGGAACTTATGTATTCCGTAATGGAAGTACAGTTCCGAAAATGGATTAGATTTGTTGAACTTTGAAGGTACCATTCTAATAACTTCCTTACCTACAGTCGGTCTGTAGAATGTGTTCTTACTACTAGACCCTGAAGAGCTAGTGTTTTTCTGAGTTTGCAAAGCTTCTAGCTTTGACTTGATTTCATTTATATTCATTATTATAACTTATTTAACTTAATATAGAACTAATGCTGCTTAAAAGCAACTTTTTTTATACGTTTCTTATCTCGTATATCTTTGTCTTTAGGAACTTTAAATCTCCTTGAGTAGTAAGTAGTACTGTGTTTCTGTAATGTTTCCAATCTATCCTAAATCTTGTATCTACCACTCCTTCATTTAAACTTTTTATAAGTTCGTTAAGTGCGTTTATAGTATAAAGTGTGTTGGTTTCCTTTTTCCTATGTACTAATATGGTGTTCTCTGGGAGAGTATCTATATTAGGTTCTTCTAAGTTATAGGTGCAGGCAAGTTCGTCTGAGTTTTTAATCTCTAGTACGAATATTTTTCCATATAGTATAGAATGCCTTGAAGTAATGTCTTCGATAAAGTGCTCCAGGTCATTATGGTGTACGAAAGTACATAGTAGTTTATTCTTCAACATTTCCTGGTTTTCTATTATGTCTTTATCATACATATCAGAAGGGTTGTAAAGAGTTGTAGTTTTTTCCAACATTCATTGTTATTTTTAAGTTCTTATTTTTAAATACTTCTACTATTTTTCGTAGTGTATCTGTATCTTCTTTAGCTAAATCTAATAGTATTGCATCATACGTGTACAGTACCACTTTAGATTTCTTATCTTCTAA